GAGGCGGTCCTCGGCGTGGTCGAGAAGGCATCGGTCGACGGCAAGGAAGGCACCGCGACGATCCGCTTCGCCCGGGCCGAGGACGACGAGACCGCCGACCGAATCTTCCGGAAGGTCCAGGACGGCATCATCCAGAACATCAGCGTCGGCTACCGCGTCTATCGCTTCGATCAAGTCGAAGGGGGCGAGGAGGAGATCCCCGTCTATCGCGCGGTCGACTGGGAGCCGTTCGAGCTGTCCGCCGTCCCGATGGGGGCGGACGACGGCGCCGGTTTCCGGGCGGCGCTCCCGTCCGGCGATCGCTACCGCGCAAACACCTGCACTTTTGTCACCCGCAGCCAGGAGACGACGACCATGCCGCTCACCGAAGAGGAACAACGCGCCGCCGACGAGGCGAAGCGTAAGCGCGAGGAGGCGGAAGCCAAAAAGCGCGAAGACGAGACCCGGGCGGCCGAGGAAAAGGCGCGCAAGGAAGGCGCCCAGGCCGAGCGGTCCCGCGTGGCGGAGATCGACACCGCCCTGCGCGCCGCGAAGATTGACGACGCGGATTTCCGCAAGGAACTGGTCGACGGCGAGGTGCCGATCGACGACGCGCGGAAGCGAATCATCGACAAGATGGCCGAGGCCGACGCCGCGGTTCAGACCGACGGCCTGGTCGCGGTCGGTGACGATCGCGAGCGCCGCGGCTTTGTCGATGGTCTGACCAATGCGTTGATGAATCGCGCGGCGCCCGACGTCGTCGAGCTCAACGACGCCGGCCGCGAATACCGTGGCCTGACGCTGATGGAGATCGCGCGCCAAGCGCTCGAGATCGGCGGCGTCAAAACGCGCGGCATGACGAAGCTGGAGGTCGCGAGCCTTGCGCTCGGCCTGTCGCCACGCGCCGGCGGGATGCAGCTGATCCAGCGCGCCGGCTATCATTCCACCTCCGACTTCCCCCTCATCCTGGCGGACGTCGCGAACAAGACCCTGCGGCGCGTCTACGACGAGACGATGCAGACCTTCAAGGCGGTTGCTCGGGAAACTTCGCTTCCCGATTTCAAGCCGGTCTACCGTAACCAGCTCGGCGAGGCGCCGTTGCTGACCAAGGTCGTCGAAGGCGCGGAATTCCAGCGCGGCACGATCGGCGAGGGCCGCGAGCAGTACCGCCTGTTCACCTACGGCAAGGTCTTCGGGGTAACGCGCCAGACGTTGATCAACGACGACATGGACGCCTTCACCCGCGTTCCAATGCTTTTCGGGCGCAGCGCGCGACACCTCGAGTCCGACCTGGTGTGGAACGAGTTTCTGAGCAACCCGCAAATGGGCGACGGGAACACCCTTTTCCACGCCAGCCACGGCAACGTCGGCACCGGCGTCCTCGGCGTTCCGGCGCTGAGCGCGGCCCGGTCCGCGATGCGCCAGCAGAAGGGCCTCGACGGTGAGCAGTACATCAACGTGATGGCGAAATACATCCTCGTGCCGTCCGCCCTCGAGAGCGACGCCGACAAGCTCGTCAGCACCAATTTTCTCGCCGACTCGACGGGCAACGTCAACATATTCGCCGGCCGCCTGTCCGTCATCGCCGAGCCGCGCTTCGACGCCGTAAGCGCCGAGGAGTGGTACCTCAGCGCCGACCCCGCCGACATAGACACGCTGGAATACGCCTACCTCGACGGCGAGGACGGGCCGTTCATGGAGAGCCGGATCGGCTTCGACGTCGACGGGCTCGAGATCAAGGTCCGGCACGATTTCGCGGCCAAGGCGATCGACTGGCGCGGCTTCTGGCAGTCGGACGGACAGGCCGCGTAGGCGTCGCCGGTCTGACGATTTCGGGGAATACGCTGCCGCCGCGCCTCGACCGGCGGCAGCGCAGCAAGGAGTAGAAGGTCATGAAAAACTACGTCCAGCCGGGCAAGGTGCTGACAATGATCGCCCCGGGCGGGGGTGTCGTCTCGGGCACGCCCTACCAGATCGGGCAGATTTTCGGGATCGCCGTCGCCTCGGCCGCCGCGGGCGAGGAGTTCCCGCTCCAGGTGGAGGATGTCTTCGATCTGCCGAAGGTCTCTGCGCAGGCCTGGACGCCCGGCGCGGTCGTGCACTGGGATGCCGGCGCGGGCCTCGCGACGACAACCGCCAGCGGCAATCTCCGCATCGGCGCGGCGACCCAGACCGCGGCGAACCCGAGCGCAACCGGCCGTGTCCGGCTCAACGGCGTGGCGCAGCCCGACGAAGCGTAGGGACCATGACGCGTTGGAGCGAACTAGTCGACGGCATGGACCGGGCGTGCATCGAGTTTCTCGACGATAACGAGATCCTCTACGCGCCCGCAGGCGGCGCCGCCGTGCCGGTCGACGGCGCCTTCAACGAAAACTACCAGGACCTGGACGGCGGCGAGGCGGGGTTCGCGGGCGCGCGGCCGATGGTGTTCTGCCGGGTCGCGGATCTGCCCGAGGATCCCGACCAGCAGCAGCTGGGGAGCATGACGATCAACGGCGTCGCCTATCGCATCGCCGAGGTCCGGAAAAACGGCCAGGGCGCCGTGCGGCTGTTCCTGCATCTCGCCCAGACGCCGCTGAACGAAGTGGTCCCGGGCGGACCGCCGGCGATCGAGCACGTAGAGGACTGATGATGCATGCCGGAACGGCTTCACCAGCGAAAGGTCATCCGCGACGCGGTGCGAGCGCTCCTGCTCGGTCGAACCGCCGCGTCGGACCGCGTTTTCGGGATGCGCATGCTGCCTTTCCGGAAAATCGAGCTGCCGGCGCTCGCGGTCTACTGGACGACCGAGCCGGTCGACCCGGCGAGCCGATCCACCGCGCCGCGGTATCTCAAGCGGACGGTGACGATCGCGATCGAGGCCGCCGTCGTGGCCGGGGACGAGGCAGACCCGGCCGAGGACCAGATGGACGCGATCGCGCTGCAGATCGAGGACGCGATGCACGCGGACGACCAGCTGGGGCTGCCCGACGTCGTGCACGACACCGTCCTGGCCGGATCGGACAACGACATCGCGGCCGATGCCGACGGCGTCTATTCGGTGATCCGGCTGCTCTACGACGTGGAGTACGAGACGCCGGCGCCCGATCCCGACGCAACGCCGGTGGTCGACGAATTCTCGACAGCGGACATCCGCTACGACCTGTCCGGCGGGCAGGAGGATGAGGACCAGGCGCACGACACGCTAACCGGACTTGAGGAGTAGGAACGATGGCCAGCAAGCCGAAGACGACGAAGCCGACGCCCGACGAAACCGGGGCTGAGGCGGAACCCGCGATCAAGTCGGCCGCGGAGACCAAGAAACCCGACGCCACGCCGGACGCCGACGCGAAGGACACCAAGTCGGAGAAGGCGTCCGCGAAACCAACGCCCGACGAAGACGCCGAGGCCGCGACGGTCGATCCCGCGATGCTCGAGACTCTGCGCCTCAAACCGGCCGATGGACACCAGGCGCGCGACCCGGAAAGCGGCGAGCTCCTGCCGAAGGAGGGCGCGACGGTCGAGAATTCGCCCTACTGGCAGCGCCAGCTGCGGCGCGGCGTCGTCACGCTCGTCGCATCCGATTAGCCGGCCGTCACCGCCACCGATCCCACAGCGAGGAGTAACGCGCGATGTTTGCCAAACCGAAAAAGGGCAAGAAGATCCTCGACCCGGCAACCGGGGAGGCCCTGCCGGCGGACGGCGCCGAAGTCCGCGACACGCCGTACTGGCGCCGCATCGAGCGCCGCGGCGACATCACCGCAAAGCGCAGCGCCGAGGAGAAAGAGGCCGCCAAAACCCCGCCCCCGCCGAAGCGGACGCGCCGGCGCAAGCCAATCGATGTGACTGGACGCGGCGAGCTCGCGGGCGCGCTCACCGTGGGGAAATCATAGATGCCGGGTCTTTTCGTCAAGCCGGCCGAGGGCCTGAAGGTCCGCGACCCCGACACGCGGCGGCACCTTCCCGAGGAGGGTGCGGCGGTGCCGCGCTCGACCTACTGGCTGCGCCGGCTGCGCGACGGCGACGTCGTAGCGGCCTCGGCGCCACGCCCGGCGAAACGCGCCAAGGAGTGATCCCCCATGCCCATCTCCTTTAACCAGGTCCCGGCGAATATCCGCGTTCCTTTCGTGCTCGCGGAATTTGACAACACCCGCGCGCAGCAGGGACCGGCGCTGCTGCCCTACAAGGTCCTGATCCTCGGCCAGAAGACCGCATCGGGTTCGGCCGCGGCCGACAGCCTGCATCGCGTCACGGCGGCCGAACAGCTCATCCCGCTCGCCGGGCGCGGCAGCATGCTGCACCGGATGGCGCTGGCGTATTTCGCCAACAACCGGTTTACCGAGACCTGGGTCGGCGTCCTCGCCGACAACGGTGCCGGCGCGACGGCGGAGGGCAATGTCGTCATCGGCGGCGCGCCGACCGCGGCCGGGACGCTCAACCTCTACCTCGGCGGCACGCGCGTCCAGGTCGGCGTCGCGTCCGGCGAGGCGAACGCAACGACGGCCGCCGCACTCGCGGCCGCGATCAACGCGGATCTCGACATTCCGGTCACCGCGGCGGTAAACGTGGGCGACGACACGCGCGTCGATATCACCTACCGCCACGCCGGCGAGGTTGGGAACAGTTTCGACATCCGCGTGAACTACCAGGACGGGGAGGCGCTGCCCGCGGGCCTGACGGTGGCGATCACCGCGATGGCCGGCGGCACCGCGAATCCGTCACTCGACAACCTGATCGCGGCGCTCGGCGACGAGTGGTACCAGGTCTGGGCCCTGCCCTACACCGACGCGACCAGCCTTACCGCGGTCGAAACCGAGCTGTCGAGCCGCTTCGGGCCGGAGCGCATGATCGACGGCGTCGCCTTCACGGCGTCGAACGCGTCGCACAGCGCGCTCGGCACGCTCGGGGACAGCCGCAACAGCCCGCACGTGTCGATCGTCGCGACCAACCAGTCCCCGACGCCGGTGGACGAATTCGCCGCCGCGGTCGCCGCGGTCGCCGCCTTCTACGGCAACGCCGACCCGGCGCGGCCGTTTCAGACGCTGGCGCTGACCGGCGTACTCGCGCCGGCGGAGGGCGATCGTTTCACGCTGCAGGAGCGCAACCTGCTGCTGTTCGACGGGATCTCGACCACGAAGACGGTGGCCGGCGGCGTCGTGCAGCTCGGCCGCCTTATCACGACCTACCAGACCAGCGCGTCCGGCGCGTCGGACATCAGCTATCTGGACGTCACGACGATGCTGACGCTGGCCTACCTGCGTTACTCCTTCCGGAACCGCATCCTGCAGCGCTACCCGCGGCACAAGCTGGCGGACGACGGCACGCGGTTCGGCGCCGGGCAGGCGATCATCACGCCCAAGATCGGCAAGGCCGAGGCGGTGGCGTGGTTCAGCGCGATGGAGACGCTCGGCCTGGTCGAGAATATCGAACAGTTCAAGACCGACCTGATCGTCGAGCGCAACGTCCAGGACCCGAACCGGCTGGATTTCCTGCTCCCGCCCGACCTGGTCAACCAGTTCATCGTGGGCGCGGCGCAGATCCAGTTCCGCCTCTGATTTGAAAGGACCGTCACATGTCGCGACGCGCGGGGACAATCTTCTTCACCGTCAACGGGACGCTCTACGACGCGAAGGGCAACTACGAATACAACCTCGGGCAGCCCAAGCGCGAGGCAATCGTCGGCGCCGACCGCGTGCACGGCTACAAGGAGATGCCGCAGGTCCCGTATATCGCCGGCGAGATCACCGACAATTCGGACCTCGACCTGCAGGCGTTTCTCAACCTGACCGACGCGACCGTCACGCTCGAGCTCGCGAACGGCAAGGTCTTTGCGCTGCGCGACGCCTTCTATGCCGGCGACGGCACGGCCAACACCGAGGACGCAAATATCCAGGTGCGGTTTGAGGGCGAGCGCGCCGAGGAGATCCGGTAGTGGCGAAATCGAAAAGCAAGGAGATCTCGATCCCGCTGTCGGTGCCGATCGAGCACGGCAGCGAAACGATCGCCGAGCTGGTGCTGCAGCGCCCGAAGGCGAAGCACTTCCGCGGCATGCCGGTCGAGAACCAGACCATGGACGACATGTTCACGCTGATCGCGAAGCTCAGCGGGCAACCGCCCTCCGTCATCGACGAGCTGGACACGGCCGATCTCGAGGAGGTCTCGAAACGGCTCGAGGGTTTTATGCCGCGTGGCCGCGGGACTGGGAAGACGCGGTCGCGGTAATCGCCGCCACGTTTCATTTTGCGGCGGCCGAGCTGATGGACTTCGACGCCGACGATCTCGGCTTCTGGCTACGACAGGCGCGCAAGATCAATGACCAGCGTTCCTCTTGACGTCATCATCCGCGCCGTCGACCGCCTCACCGGCCC